CTTCAAAAATTCTCCGGCGGGGTGTTTTGCGAAAACAAATTGATATTTTAGCCCGCTGCAAGTAGCTATTTAAGGTCAAAACAGCGGGCTTTTTGGTATTCTTTTCATGGGGGTAGCAGGCTATATACAAATAACCCAGCCATGAGCAGGATGATGCAGGCATTCTGCTGGGTTTGCCTCCTTTCTGAGCATAGGTATGCCTCCTCACACTTATGCAAAAAGCCTGCTATCTCGATGAAAGGAATACTAAATGATATATGAAAGGGGGAATAAGTGATGAGCAACACTACAAAAAGGCCCCCTGACAGAAATCAGGAGGTTCAAGAGAATCGATTGATCAGTATGGCCATGGATGTTGCTGAAAAGCAAATGAAGAATGGCACATGCTCTTCTCAGGTTCTTACACATTTTCTTAAATTAGGCGCTCTTAAAGAGCAACTTGAAAAAGAGAAGCTCGAAAAAGAGATCGAACTGCTTAGAGCCAAGACCGATGCCATCCAAGCCGCGAAAGAACGGGACGAAATGTTTGGCAAAGTTATTAAAGCTATCGCTATTTATACTGGTCATGAAGATTATTCGGACGACAACGTTGCGGACTTTGAGGACTTCTATGAAGATTCGGACGTATGCTGAGCTGATATCTCTTCCGACTATTGAAGAGCGGTACAAGTATCTTAAATTGAACGGCAAGGTTGGAGAAGAAGTATTTGGTCGAGACAGATATTTAAATCAAACGTTTTATCATAGCAAAGAATGGCGGAATTTTCGAAGAGACATCATTATTCGCGATAATGGATGTGATCTAGCTCATGAAGATTATCCTGTTAATGGGCCAATCTATATTCATCATATGAATCCAATTACGATTGCGGATGTTAAGGGTGATATTTCGAAAATGCTCGATCCAGATCAAGTCGTTTGTTGTTCTTATAATATGCATCAAGCTATAACCTATGGATTAGATGACTTAGCGCCAAAGACGTACGTTCCGAGGCGTCCTTATGATGACTGCCCTTGGCGGTAAGGAGGCTTTATGGAAGAGAGTATTTTGGCATCGGTACGAGATGCGCTCGGTATAGAACAAGATAGTCCTGTTTTTGACAAAGAGATAATCCCGCTAATTAATACGTATCTGATGACGTTGGAGCAACTTGGAGTTGGGCAGAAAGCCTTCTCTATTTCTGACGAATTTACGACCTGGGCTTCCTTCTTGGATGAAAAAGAACAGTATGAAGGAGCAAAGACGTATGTTGTAACACGAGTGCGTCTTGCTTTTGATCCGCCCACAAGCACACACGTTGCAAATGCTCTGACCGAGTTGTATAAAGAACTTGAATGGCGTCTTTCAGTGCAAAAAGACGCGGAAGAATAATTATATCGCCTTCTTTTGAAGGCTAAAAAGAAGGTGAGTTTATGGGTGATTGGGATAATTGGTCTGACGAGCTGTGCCATTATGGTATACTTGGTATGAAGTGGGGAATTCGTCGTTATCAGAATCCAGATGGCACGTTGACCGAGGCTGGGCGTAAGCATTACGGAAAGATAGAGGCAAAAAACCAGAAAAAAGCCGAGAAACAGGCAAAAAAAGATGCTAAAAAAGCAGCTGAAGTTGAGGCAATGAAACGTAAGCATCCAAATCTATATACTGATGATGAGCTTAAGCAACGTATTGAACGTTTGAAGATTGAGAAACAGTACAAAGATCTTGTTGAAGACAACAAGAAATATGCTGCCGCAAGAAAAATTACAACCAAAATGGTGGACAGCATATTAACCGATGCAGAAGCAGTCGCTGCAACGTGGGCTAAAAACAAAGTGTCTTGGCTTACAGAAAAACCTATTTATGCAAGGATCGTTGATTGGACTCTTCGCGGTGGAGATACGGTTAATAAATTTATGTCAAATATTTCCTCGATTCGTGCTGGCAATGCGTCTTTGAAGAAAACTAAGAATGAGGCAGAGAAGCTCAAGCAGGAAAAAGAATTAAGGGATGCCGAAGAGGAACTTAAGAAGAGACGAAATCGTTTCTATGGAGTTGCCTCTAACGATTAATAGTAAAGGATTGCAAAATGCTATCCAACATAGCTACACCGAAATATTATGCTGAGTTTCGTGAGAAAGTTCAAAACGGCGATATTCCGGTTTGTTATCATATCCTTCAGGAAATGGATCGCATTGAAGCTCGCATCAAGAGTTATGCGATTTACTACGATCCGGCACCCGTTGAAGGATACATAAAATATTGTGAGTCGGAGCTGACTTTAACAGATGGCTCTGATTTAATTTTAACTGATGCGTTTAAGCTTTGGGCAGAGCAAATCTTTGGATGGTATTATTTCGAAGTAAAGAATGTCTGGCAGCCATATAAGAACCGCAAAGGCGGCCATTATATGAAAAAGCATGTCAAGCGGAGACTTATCAATAAGCAATACCTTATCGTAGGACGTGGCGCTGCAAAAACGCTATATGTTTCGACTGTTCAGAGTTATTTCTTGAATGTTGACAATTCGACGACGCATCAGTTTGCCATAGCTTATACAATGGACCAGGCGGAAGAAACACTCAGCCCAATTCGCACTTCAATTATTAAAAGTCGTGGCCCTTACTTCCAATTCTTAACAGAAGGGAGTATTCAGAATACGACTGGGGCGAGGGTGAATCGTCCGAAGCTTTGCTCAACAAAAAAGGGCATCGAGAATTTCTTAAATGGTTCTCTTCTGGAAGTTCGCCCATGCAGTATTGACAAACTTCAGGGTTATCGAACAAAGATTAACTCTTTTGACGAGTGGCTTTCCACGGACATTCGAGAAGACCCGATTACTGCAATAGAGGTTGGCGCAAAGAAGAATCCTGATTGGCTCATTCTTGCTGTAAGTTCTGAAGGTACTGTTCGAAACTCAATTGGCGACTCGATTAAGATGGAGCTTGAGCAAATCTTAAAGGGCGAAATCAAGCAGCCTCATACATCTATCTTTTGGTATCAACTTGATGACATACGAGAAGTAAACGATCCCTCAAAATGGCAGAAAGCGAATCCAAATCTCGGCATCACGGTTTCTTATGCGGACTATCAGGAAGAAGTTGATGCTGCTGAAAAGAATCCAGTGAAGCGTAACGAGATTATTGCGAAACGTTTTGGGATTCCGCTTGAAGGATACACGCACTATTTCTTGTATGAAGAGACGCTTCCTCATCGGCATCGTGACTTTTGGGGCATGCCATGTGCTCTTGGCGCTGACTTATCTCAAGGTGACGACTTCTGTGCATTTACATTCATGTTTCCTCTTCAGCGAGGAGAGTTCGGCATTAAGTGCAGAGCATATGTCACTGAGAGAACAATGGCGCATCTGTCAATGGCATCGCGTCAGAAGTATGATGAGTTTGTTAATGAAGGCACCCTTGTAGTCATGCCGGGTTCCGTGTTAAAGATGATGGATGTGTATGACGATCTTGACCGACACATAAGCGAAAAAGAATATGACGTATGCTGTTTCGGATACGACCCATACAATGCGAAAGATTTTGTGGAACGTTGGGCTCGTGAGCATGGCGAATACGGAATCGAGAAAGTAATTCAAGGCGCAAAAACAGAATCTGTTCCGCTTGGTGAACTGAAGAAAATGGCCGAAGACAGACTACTGCTATTTGATGAACAGCTGATGAGCTATGCGATGGGTAACGCCATTATTTTAAAAGACAATAATAACAACAAAAAATTGTATAAAAAACGCAACGACGAAAAGATTGACCCCGTAGCCGCCATGATGGATGCTTACGTGGCTTATAAGATTTACGGAGAAGCGTTTGAGTGAGGAACCATGTTTGAACGATTTAGAGATAGGCTTCAGCATGCCTGGAATGCATTCAATGGAAGAGATCACCCTGGCCCTTACCGATATTATGGGCCGAGTTATTCCGACCGTATTGACCGCGTGCGATTAACTCGCGGCAATGAGCGATCAATCATTAATGCAATTTACAACAGGATATCGCTTGATGTCGCCGCCATGGAATTCCACCATATTCGTATGGACGAACAAGGCCGGTTTAAGAACGTGATTAATGACAACCTCGAGAACATTATGTCCGTAGAAGCAAATATAGACCAGACCGGACGGGCTTATACGCAAGATGTGGTTATGAGCATGCTGGATGAAGGTTGTGTGGCCGAGGTTCCTGTGGATGTAGATATTGACCCGCAATCTTCTACCGGCTTTAGTATTCTTACAATTCGGACCGGAAAGATTTTAGAGTGGTTCCCGCATAATGTTCGAGTCCGTTTGTATAACGATCGTTCTGGAAAGATGGAAGAGGTTGTTGTTGATAAACGGACCACAAGCATTATCGAGAACCCATTCTATGCTGTCATGAATGAACGAAATTCCACAGCGCAGAGATTGATTCGAAAACTGAATATTCTGGACGTGATTGATGAACGAAATGGTTCCGACAAACTGAATATGATCATTCAACTTCCTTATACTGTTGGCACTGAGTTGAAAAGAAATCAGGTCAACAAACGAATGGAAGATCTTGAGGCGCAGCTCGCTAACTCAAAATATGGCGTGGCTTATGCCCAGGCAACAGAAAAGATCATTCAGCTAAATCGTCCTGTTGAAAACAATCTTCTGGCCCAAATCGAATATCTTACCACAATGCTTTACAGTCAATTGAGTATTACAGCATCGGTTCTTGACGGTACTGCCGATGAGAAAACGATGCTGAATTACTATAACCGGACAGTTGAGCCGATTGCTGCTGCGATTGCTGATGAGCGGAAAAGAAAATTTCTTTCTAAGACCGCCCGTTCCCGCAAAGAATCAGTTCAATTCTTCCGGAATCCATTTAAGTTGGTCCCGGCACTCGAACTGGCCAATATTGCTGATGTGTTTACTCGTAATGCGATTCTTAGCTCCAATGACTTCCGTGCGATTATCGGATACACACCGGTCGATGATCCAGCGGCAAATGAGTTGGTGAATAAGAACCTCAAAATGAAAGACAGTATCAGCTATAACGGGAGCACCAGCTCCGAATCAGCCGGAAACACGACCGCAATTGAACAAAAAGAGGTGTAGCACATATGCCGAATGTACCAGATTTTAGCGGCTGGGCTACAAAAACGAATATTCTATGCTCTGATGGTCGCACGATCATGCCTGGGGCTTTTGATGACAATGACGGTAAGAAAGTGCCGCTTGTTTGGATGCATAAACATGATGACCCTGATATGGTTCTCGGCCACGCAATCCTTAAGAAAAAGGGTAAAAACGGTGATATGTGGGCTGACTGCTTTTTCAATGATAACGAGAAGGCCCAGCTTGCGAAAGAACTTGTTCAGCATGGCGATATAGGCAGTTTGTCTATTTATGCTGGCGGTTTGAAGCACCAGGGCAAAGGAAATGTTGTGCATGGCGATATTCGTGAAGTAAGCCTGGTAATCGCTGGGGCAAATATGGGGGCAACAATCGAAAATGTCTCTCTTGCTCATGGCGACAACATGGAAGAGAAAGATGACGAAGCAATTATTTACAATGATGATGGCACGATCTTTCTTTCTCATTCCGATGAAAGCGAGGAACCGGAAATGGAAAAAGAAGAGAAAGAAGTCCTGGAGGATCAGAAAGAAGATCAGCAGGAAGAAGAGCTCGAGCATGCCGATGAAGGCAAATCCCCGAAGGCTGTTTGGGATGGTATGACCGAGGAACAGAAGAATCTTTGCTATTACTTGATTGAAAATGCCTTTAAGAAAGCTGGAGTGAAAGACGAAGGCAATGAAGATGAAGCGGAACACGCAGATGAAGACGGAGAGGTGTTGACTATGAAAAAGAATGTGTTTGACCAGGAAGCGGCTCACGAAGAAGTTCTGACCCATGCCGCTCAGAAGAAGATTATCGATCGTGCTCGTCGGCTGGGCTCTATGAAAGACGCTTGGACCGAAGCTCTGGAGAACGACGATACCCTGAAGCATGCTGTGTACAATGACGATGGCACCGAACAGCAGTATGGCATTGCTAATATTGATTACCTGTTCCCGGATTACAAGAATCTGGACGACCGGCCTGACTTTATCCGCCGTCCTGACGATTGGGTGAATGTCGTGATGAATGGCGTTCGGAAAACTCCTTTCGCTCGTATCCGCACCGTGCATGCCAATATTACCATGGAAGAAGCTCGTGCTTTGGGTTACGTGAAAGGTAATGAAAAGAAGGAAGAAGTGTTCAACCTTCTGCGCCGGACCGTTGATCCCCAGACTGTTTACAAAAAGCAGAAGTTCGATAAGGACGACATCGATGACATCACCGATTTTGATGTGATGGCCTGGGTGAAGGTCGAAATGCGCGACATGCTGAATGAAGAAGTTGCTCGTGCTGCTATCATTGGTGATGGCCGTGACGCTCTGAGTGAGGACAAGATTCAGGAAGCGCATATTAAGCCCATCTGGACCGATGACGATATGTATGCCATCAAAGTTAATGTTACTGCTGGCACTGATGACGCCGCTACTGCTAAGAACATGCTGAAGCAGATGATCCGTAATCGGTATAAGTATCGTGGTAGTGGCAACCTGATCTTCTTCACTTCCGAAGTGTGGGTTGCTGAGATGCTTCTGCTGGAAGATCAGATCGGCCATCCTCTGTATGAGACTGTCGATGCTCTGGCTCGTAAGCTGCGTGTTAGCAAGATCGTCACCATTCCTCAGATGGAAAATCTGACTCGGAATGGCAAGCGTCTGATGGGCATCGCTGTTGACCTGAAGGACTACACCTTTGGCAGCAACAAGCGCGGTCAGACTGACTTCTTTGATGACTTCGACATCGACTTCAACCAGTACAAGTATCTGATTGAAACCCGGCTGAGCGGTATGCTTACCAAGCCTTTCTCTGCCATGGTATTTGAAATCGCTTCCGCCGGTCCTCAGTATACTGAAGCCACTCCTGAATCTGGCGCGAATCCCAAGGCTCTCGGTTACTATGAGAAGGAAGGCGACATCTATCGCAAGACCACTGATACTGAAGTAATCGAAGGCAAGACTTACTATACTCGCGGCAATTACTAATTGACGTTAGCTCAAGAAGGGCTGATGCTTTTTTAATTTTTGGGCATTAGCCCTTCTTTGAGGTGATCAAAATGGAACGATTTTATGGTGAAGTTGGGTATGTCATGACAAAAGAGGTTCGTCCTGGCGTTTACGAAGAGCAGCGGGAAGAACGCTACTATTATGGAAACGTTAAAAAAATGTATTTGCGATGGGGCGGAGATAACCGGTTGGCGGATAGTGGTTCTGTGAATGAGGATATAACCCCCACTAACCAGATAAATATTTTAGCTGACGATTTCGCATTCAAGAATGTCGGCGCAATACGATATGTAAAATGGATGGGTGTTTATTGGAAAGTAACTAACTTTGAAATTTCTCATCCGAGAATATTGCTAACATTGGGAGGAGTCTACAATGGAAAAAAGGTTACAGCTTCAAGCTGAACTTGAACGTATTCTCGGGTCGAGAAATGTTTACTTTCAAACGCCATCGTCTTTTCAAATGTCATATCCATGTTTTCGGTATGAGCTTGATGAAATCGATACGAAATATGCCGACAACAAGGTTTATGCCGCCAAAAAAGCATATTTGGTTACATACATTAGTGATGACCCAGATGATGATCTGAGTGACGTAATGCTTCATTCATTTAAGTTGATTCATT